GACCAAAATATAGGTTTGCAATAGGTTTTTTCAATTATTTTTATAGGGGGATTCCCTAATGCTCGCATTTTCCTATATTTTTGCTATATGATAGAGAAAAAGGAGTAATACATGAACCCATCAGATTTATTAAAGATTGAATTTGGAAGCCTGATAAACCTGGCTGAAAAGCTTGGAATTAAGCCCCAGACAATTTATTTATGGAACTCTACCAAGGTTCCATTCAAATATTTACGACAAATTGAGGAGCTTTCAGAGCTGCGTTTAACAAGAGAAATGTTAAGACCTGATCTTTTTAAGAAGGGCTGAAATGCACTACTACCAACACAATATTGGGGATTATCGGAAAGATACTTCTCATCTATCGTTGCTTGAGCATGGGATTTATAGGCAACTTTTAGATAGTTATTATTTGGATGAAATTCCTTTAAGCAATGACCTTGCGAAGCTTATGCGTTCGCATAGCGTTCGGACTGCGGAAGAACAGCAATCGCTTCAAAACGTATTAACAGACTTCTTTGAATTGACTGAATTTGGGTATATTCATAAAAGATGCGAGGATGGAATAGCTAAATTTCATGGTAAATCAGCTAGTGCTAGAGCATCCGCAATGGCTCGCTGGAGCAGTAAACATAAGGAAGTTGATGCGAACGCAATACCAACGCAATCCGAAGCCAATGCTAACCATAAACCAATAACCAATAACCATAAACCAATAAAAAACATACAGCCTATCGGCTTTGATTTATTTTGGGATGCTTATGATAAAAAAGTAGGCAAACCAAATTCACTAAAGGCATGGTCAAAAATAGCCTTCAAAGACGATTTATTACAAAAAATTGTTGAAAAGGCTAAAGCAGACAAAAAAGCCAAGCCTGATAACAAATTCCGTAAAGACCCTGAACGCTGGCTAAAGGGTCAGCATTGGATGGATGAGGTGGTAATTGAGCAAGCTTTTGAAGAAAAGCTAATGCCTTTAGGTACTGATTCTCAGATTGAAGCTGCTTATAGGATTGAATGTGGAGGTGATCCGAGTAGGGCCAGATTCAACAGCTACCAAGAAATGAGGAAGTTTGTTCAAGAATTTAGAGATAAAAGGAAGGTGGCATGAATGAGTTGGCTCTTTTCGCAGGTGCTGGTGGAGGAATACTTGGAGGAAAACTCCTTGAATGGCGAACAGTCTGTGCCGTTGAATGGGAACAATACCCAGCAAGCGTTTTGTGCGCCAGACAAAATGACAAAATTCTCTCGCCTTTTCCGATTTGGGATGACGTTCAAACCTTTGACGGAAAGCCTTGGGCAGGAATTGTTGACGTTGTATCTGGAGGATTTCCATGCCAAGACATCTCTGTTGCTGGGGGGGGGATGGACTTGATGGAGAGCGATCAGGAATGTGGAGAGAGATGGCAAGGATTATTGGCGAAGTTAGACCCAAATACTGCTTTGTGGAAAATTCCCCAATGCTCACTTCTAGAGGACTCGGAACAGTCCTTAGAGATTTGGCCCAATTGGGGTTCGATGCGGAATGGGGTGTGTTGGGAGCAGATGAAGTTGGTGCAAACCACAAACGAAAAAGAATTTGGATTGTGGCTTACTCCAACAGCAACAGCAATTTCTGGGCGAAGTCCAAAAGCAATGGAGTACAGAACCAAACAAAGAGAAAAGCTAGGTCACAAAACAGTCCAACCTGGCAATCTAGCGGAACAAGTGATGTACTCAGGAAAATTGCCTTGCAAAGACATGAAGAATCCAACATGGCCTACTCCAGTTTCCAGCCCATCAGTAACAAGTCAAACAGTAGGAGCAACATTGGACTTACTGAACAGCAGGGAAAGAGAGCAAGGAACATTAATGGAAGCTGTAGTAAAACAAATGTTTCCAACTCCAGTAGCAAGAATGTGGAAAGACAATGCAAGTCCATCGGAATACAAGAGGCACGAAATACCATTGGCAGCTCAAGTTGGTGGAACATTGAACCCAGAGTGGACAGAGTGGCTAATGGGGTGGCTGCTAGGGTGGACAGACTTAAAGCCATTGGAAACGGACAAGTCCCACTTTGTGCAGCTACAGCATGGGAATTGCTCAGAAAAAGATTAAATGAATGAAGAAAAATACCGACACCAATGCGAAGTCAGATATTTGCTTTCAATCAGGCATAAGGAAGGTCTTGGCGCAATCCGCAGAGTTTTATCTAATTCAGGGTTTGCCCTTAGGCTACATAGAATCCAGTTCGACATGGCAGAACAATGGCGAAAAGGAAATAGAGGAACAATCAAAGGACAATGGCTATGAATCTTGAACAATTAACAGAAAACAGGGTAGAAGAAGCGTTAATCAAGCTTTCTTCTACAGATGAATCTCATGCAGCTTGGGCTGGTCAAGTTAAATACCTTGAGGAAGGCTTAAAACAAGCCAAGAGCCATTCTTTCCTACTAGCTGATGGCACAGTAGCCGAAAAAGAAGCAAAGGCTCTATCAAGCGATAAATACGCACAGGCGGTATTGGCTTGGACTGAAGCTTTAAAGCAATTTAAGAAAATAGACAATGAACGCAATCATGAAATGCGGATTATTGATATTTGGCGCACTTTATCTTCTAATCGCAGACAAGGAAATATGTAAATGAAAGATTTTAGCCAACCATTTTTAGATGCAAAACGTCTTTTAGATGAATACTACAAAGCTATGATTGCTCAAGATAAAGCCACAGCCTATCAAATTGCCAATTCTTTTGTAGAAACTGCTTTAAAGCTAGAAGATATTGCTCATGCGGATTAAAAAGTTTGATCAAGCCCTTCATGATAAGTACGATCCACCAGCTAGAGCTGCGGTAGCTGAATGGATTTCTATGAAATGGGGGCTTACAGCTTTAGATAATCCTGATATTTATGGCACAGACTTAATTATTCATAGGGGCTCTGTTCCTGTAGGGTTTGCCGAAGTTGAGGTTAGATCTTGGAATCCCCATTGTCCTTTTCCTACAATTCATGTGCCTGTAAGAAAAAAACATATGTTAGAAGTACCTAAAACGCTGTTTTTTGCATTAAACCAAGATATGACTCATGCTTACTGGATCACAGGAACAAGGGCTTTAAGCTTTCCAACCATAGAAATGCGTGATGAAACTAAGCATGAGGCTTATTATGATGTTCCTAAATCATTGTTTAAATATGTCGATTTAACGGAACTTTTTTAATGGCAACCAGAGCAGAAAAAGAGATTTATGCAAAATTGGCACGATTTGGCTGCATATTGTGTAGGCAACAAGGAGTTGAAACAACCGATACAGAAGTGGAAATGCATCACGTTAGAAGGTATGGAGGGAAAAGAAATTTTGCGCCTGTCATCCCCTTATGCGCTTACCATCATCGCCTTGGAGATTCCAGTTATCACTCACTTGGGGCTAAAGGATTTACATCTTATTGGGGAATAAGCCCTGAAGAATTAATAGAAAAAACCAATGACTTATTACAAAAAACGAGTGGATGAAAATCAAAAACTCATATTTCATACATTTATTGCTTTAGGAGCTTCTGTCCTTGATTTATCCAGAGTAGGCCAAGGTTGTCCAGATTGCTTAGTGGGATATAAAGGAAAAACAGTTTTAGTAGAAATTAAATCTTCAAATAAAGCCAATTTTACCGAACCTCAGATTAAGTTTATGCAAACCTGGCGAGGTGGAGCAGTCAGTCGGATAGATTCAGTTGATGCTGCTATCAGATTAATTAAAATGCTTGACATGGGTTAAGATTGACCTAAAATTAACGGAGCTACGATTTGTAGCTTCTTTTGCAAAAGGAAAATTGAAATGGCAATGGGCAAAACAACTAATCCAAACAGCACTAAAGGCGTACCAGCCAAGGGTGTAGTAGTTCCTAAAGGTGCTGATGCAGCCGATACCAAAGGTGAACGTCATGCTAAAGCAGTTCGTGGCGGTGTCGCTATGGGCAAAGAAGATGCTATTGGCTCTGACAAAGAGTTCAACACAGGCCGTACTGCTGGTGTTTGCTATGAGCATAAGCGCACAGCTTATGGCGTAGAAGATAAATACGAAAAAGACCCTATGTAATGCGAAAGCCCTGGGTGCGTGACCTCCCAAGGCTTTCTAACCAAATAGTAATCGGAGAACTAGATGGCTGTAGAAAAGAATAAAGACAGTTGTAATTCCTGTCTATTTTTCGTTGTAGGTGAACGCATGGGAATCTGTAAGCGATTCCCTTCTGCCGTTAATAAATCCAATGACGATTGGTGTGGCGAATGGCAACTGACTGAAAGTCTAGCTTTAGAGCAAATAGTTCAAATGATGACTGAACCAGTATTGATTTCTGAACCAAAAAAGAAACCAGGAAGGCCAAGAAAAGCATGAAACTCAAGCCATTAGCAGACAAAATTGTAGTAAAACCTGATGTTCGTGAGCTTTCTAGCATTATTTTTGTTGACAACAAAGAAGTAGAAAACATGGGTACAGTCATAGCTGTAGGCCCTGGCAAGAAATTATCAGGTGGTCGCAGAGAAGATATGCCTGTTCAAATAGGAGCTAGAGTTCGATTTGGCACTATGAATGATGACAAGGGTGAGGAATATCTTAAATACTTCCCTTATGTTGAAGATGGCGTTAAATACCTAGTCATGAGCTGGCAAGATATTTGTTTTCAAGAGGAGCCTGAAAATGCTTAAATGGTTAAAAAACGCATGGCCTTGGAAATCAAAGTCTATGACCACAGAACAAATCATCACTTCTTGGGCAGCATTTAACAACGAATCAGCTAAATTTAGAGAAACAAGACTTCAGCAGTTGTTAGATGAAGATAAACCTCGTAAACCAGCCCTTAAAAAGGCTACAACTCGGAGCAAGACCATGCCATTGAAGAAATCAGCAAGCCCTAAAGCATTTAAAGAAAATATCAAAACTGAAGTAAAAGCTGGTAAACCAGTAAAACAAGCCGTTGCCATCAGTTACGCTGTTAAAAAAGAAGCAACAAAAGCAAAATCAAAGAAAAAATGACAATAAAACATAAATTTTCCAATAATGGCACTTTAAGCGCAGCAAAAAAGCATACTCAATTAGCTTATGATGCTAGGAAAAAATATGGTTTGTCATTAGACGAAGTAAGATATTTAAGAAGCCAGCCTTGTGAAATATGTGGCATAAAAGCCAAAAAAATGTGCATTGACCATAAAATTCCAAAAACTTATAGAGGGGTTTTATGCCAACAATGCAATACAAGATTGGGATGGCTTGAAAAACATTTAGACACTATTCTTGAATACAAAGAACGTGGCCCATAAAATGATGATTTATTTAAGGAGAATTATAAATGAACGTAACATTT